CCAGAGAGTTGACCTTTCTTTACTTCCCTCCATCCTCCAGCTGCTGAATCCTTTGTTAAGATTTCACGCATGGCTGCGGAAATGTTCATTTGGCAGGATGTTGCGTAACCGATAGCAGTGCTATCTTTGTATAGTCGCATCAACGTACCATTAATTATGCCAGTAGTTGCCATGTTTATTTATTTTTTGGTTTATTAATTTTTTCTTCTTCTTCCTCGTCATTAAAATATGACATAGGCACTGGAATAGGAATATAGACTGGATCTTGCTTAGTCTCCTCTTTCTGTGGCATTTGTTCAACAACAAAGTCTTCATCAAGTAGTTCTGCAATGCCATCCTTTATCATTTGCTCACCATATTCAGATAAAAACACACCTACTTTACCTGGTGCCTTTCCATTCCATTCTTTTAATAATCTTAGTTTCATCGTTTCATTTTTGCCATAAAATCAACACTCATCCAGTAAACATTTAAATCAGCATTATACACTTGACTGTCAGAGCTCATATATTTTAATGTTTGTACAGCAATGCCATTTACCGTACCTACAAATCTATCTAACCTATTGCGCACATTGTTTACAAGTGTTTGTGTAGTTTCGTAATTGTTAGTATATACATCTATTTGTAATGTTATTTCCTCTAAGTTACTTTGCCCATCTTTAAAATCAACAGGTAAGCTATTTATGATAGTATAAACCATAAAAGGATACTGCACATTTTGTGGTGCAATGTCCGGAAAGATATTTAATCCACAAATACCAGTTACTGCTGCATCAGTCGTTAATCTGCCGTATATTACTTTTCCTATCATGATACTTGCCAGAATTTTTTAGGTCTTTCTTGCATAATAAAAATACATTCATCACGCATAGTCTTAATTACTTTTTCACGGCTTAAATTCCTTGCTTTAACAACTATTTTGTTATACCATGCTCTTGTACTTCCATACACCATGTGAGCGTAAAATCCATTTGTGCCTTCGCTGCTATTAATACCTCTATTCATTGTATTTCTTTTATACAATGGCCCTATTGCTCCAACTGCTCTTTTGTATGATGCAAGATTTTTAGATAAATCAATAATAGACTTTCTTAAATTACCTGGCTGTACATCATAATGTGTACCATCGTCTTTTTCCCATCCTTGCATTTTTTTATTACCAAAAGGATTGGTGCTTATTCTGTGAGGCTTACTACTTACAGGTACTATTGACTTATATATTTCTAATGCGATAGGTGTAGCTGAATCAATAACTCTACTTCTTTCAGTAACTGTACATTGCTCCATTAACTCTGCAAACTCAATCACTGCATCTGCTAAACCTACCACTCTTAATGACATTCCTTGGAAACTCCTTCTACCTGCGTAGTTAGACTTCTGAAGGTCTTTAAGGTGATTTATTTGTTTAGCTGATAAATATCCCATTACACATAGTTTTGAGCAAATGAACAAAATAAATGTAAATACATATTGTCTTCACTTATCTGGATATTCTCTATTTGGTAGTATTTATCCATCCAGATAATTCTTTGTTGCTCGTTAATGTCTGTCCTATTTCGACAGGTAACTCTCACCTGGCTTAATGCTGTTATCTTGCCACCTTCTACCTCCTCCTTGTTTACTCCTTTATAATCTACTATTGCCCAAACCTCGGCAAAATTACTCCATGTCTCTGTTCCAAAACCAGTGGTACCAATAGCACGAGAAACACTCTGTACTATTATTCTTTCTCTTAACTTTCCTATTTCTTCTTTCTTGTTGTATCTCATTAGAATAATTGTACTCTATATTGATCAAGTAAATACTCCGATGCTGTAGGTAATTTCTTTATATAATCTTCTCTATTATCGTAACCATCTGCTATCATCATTAATACAGCCTGTCTTATCTGCATTGGCACACCAGATGGCTCTGTGCTATATCCTGCCGTGTATGTAATTGTTACATCATTAATATTGCCATACAATGTCGGCCATGTAGCACCGTATGCTAAAGCTAATCTTCCAGGCTTTAAAAAAGTATCTACAACATAATTAGCGGAATTGTAAGTTTGAACGCTATTAACTCCATCGTTATATTGAAATAAGCTAACTGCAATTACTGGAGATACAGATAAGTAAATAGTAGGATTATTAAGCCTATCTAACTTTTCTGTTATTGTTTGTGTAATTAATGCTTGATTAAGATAACGCTCTGCAACTTCACGAGCTGACTGCAATAAAGTAGTAATCAAAGTATCATCGGCAGAAGTATCTACTTTAAGATAATTCTTAACTTCATTTAATGTCCAAACTTCTTTAGCAGGTGCCGTTGTTACTTTCCAAGCCATCTTTATATTTTTAAGTAGGGATAGAGATTTCTCCCTATCCCTTTACTATCCCCTATTGATTACAGATTCTTCAAGTGCTTAATTGCCGCTGTCTGAATTAATTTACCATCAAAACGAGTGTACATTAAGAAGCCTAACTCCATCTCATCCATAAACCTTTCACGCAATGGCACAAGGACATTGTTAGCTACCTGGCGAATGATGTACTTAGACCAATCTCCAAAGAAGATTATCTTTGCATCAGCAGCCTGTGCAGATGGAAGATCATTGTTTATAAAGAAATTATAACCCAATAATCTATCTGGTGTACCTTCTCTAAGAGATGGTTGAAACAAAGTAGTGTTGTTAGTGTCTAAGTTTAACTTTCTAACTGCACTCAAAATCTGGTCATGCATCATAAATGCAGCAGATGGTGAGTTACGGTAAGCAATGTCAACTGAATGTACAAGCTCAACCAAGTTAGCAGCAGTAAAGGAACCAGTAGCAGCAGATTCAACACCAGAAGGTGCTACGTCTCTGAATCCTGTTGGTTTACCAGAACCATCACCAGTTGTAAATGCAGTGTTTAAGCCACGGCCTAAACGCTCACCTAACATTATTGGTAACTCTGTGTTTAATAGACCAAACTCGTCATTTGCCCATTCAACAGACACTTTTACAAGTGTGTTTAAAACGTGAGCTGAAAAAGTCTCTCTTGTAAAGGTCATGTCCTGTACAGTAACCGCTCCACCTTCAGTATGCCATGAACCTGCAGTAGCAGTGTCATTTACTTTTGGCCAGTACAGTGTACCTGCCTGTGGAGTAGTGATGATACGGCTAACCTGTAGCATTGGGCCGTAGTAAGCCATTGTCTTCTCCAACTCATAAGAGAATTGGTAAGGAATGACATAACCACCAGCTAAGCCACTTTCAGCAGTTGTAATCGTTGCAGTTCCACGCATCTCTCTAAGCATTGATTGCTCATTGCTTGTCAAGTCACGCTTTGCAAGAGCTTTCATAAATGCTGTGTGATACTCTGGTGACTTTACAATCTCCCTTGCATCTCTTGGCAAATTATTAATTGTCTGCTCAACTGAATTAACACCTCTCTCCTCCGTGTTAATTTCATTCCATCTTTCAAGTCTTGAAATTTGGTCTGTATAGTTTTTAAAGTTTGCATCTGCTGCATCCCATTGTGCCAATTCATCGGCACTCATAAGACGTCCTTCGCCAGCTGCTCTCTTCTGCAAGTCTTCCATTATAGCATAATCGGAAGCCCGCTTTTCTCTTAGCAATTTAGAGTTCATTATTTTGTTTTTAATTTAAGTAAGTGCAGGGCATTCCTGCGTAATTCATTTTGTATATTAATTTCTGATTCAACAGATATATCAATTACTTTTTGCAAATCTTCATCTATTTGCTTTGTAGCATCGTAGCCTCTTTTTGCAACCATTGTATCTGGGTTAGCAGGATAAGTTACCGGAGAAACATCATACACTTTTTTAATAGAGCGTATAACTCTTTTTGGTTTCATTCCCGATCTTTCTTGCCAGTCCTCTGCCTCTACGGTAAAGGCAAAACTACTCTGGTAAACATCACCACGTTTTACCATTTCAAGCAAATCATTGCCTAATGTAGTATTTGGTGCCTCAAACTCATATTCCATTGCATTGCCTGTAACATTTAACTTTAATGTGCCAGATGATGTCCTTGCCAATACCATGTTCATGTCATGATTAAACAAAGCAACTACATCTTTCATGTCAGCTTCATTCAATGACTCAGATGACATTTCCTCATCATACCATCCCATGTCATAGGAAGAGTTAAACACTGTGGCAGTACCAAAGATGGTACGGCTTTCTGGTTTAGCCCTTAGTTCAAAATTTATACTTCTCTTTTCCATAGTTTCTTCTTTTGACCTTTCGTCTATTATTTTATTAGCCGTTCTTTCTGCCCAGGGCAACATGGTTGAACCACCCCAAGCATCATACATGATAGAACCGCATATTTCATTATCATCTTCATCAAAATATTTGCCTTGGTCATACACTTTAGCACGACTTAAAAAACTATATGTGCGTATCACTTCATCATCACTTAATGATTCTCTTCCGCTTAACTGCCTTGCTCTTGTCCAGCCTACACTGGTACCACACTGGCTACCATTATCTTCTTTATGCTGCAATGCTTTCTTTGCTGCATTAGTTGCTGATTGTGGATAATTACTATATGGCATCGCTTGTAGGTTCTATCTTTATGTTAGATGCAAGAGGCAATTCATAACTATCTCCACCTGCATAAGGATTCATATT